ATATTTGTTTAACAAAGCTGTACCAACTGCAAAGACTGGCATACCTCAGAATCTTAACGGTGCAGACTTATCACCTGACTGGACTAAATTACCATTAAAAGAGCAGACTAAACTTGCATTAAGTTTAATGAACAAGAAATAATTTTTAAAAACGGAGTTTTAAGATGGCAGAAATTGGTTTAACCGAAGTGAGTGCAACCTCACAAGCGGTAATTGCAAATGTAGTACAACAAGTATTGAAGCAAGAAAGCGTATTGCTTCCAACAGTAGAAGATTATTCGCGCTTTGTTCAGCCTGGTGCTTTGAGTGTTGGAGTTCCACGCAGAACACAATTCGCGGCTGCAAATAAAGCAGAGAACACAAACTTGACTGCTCAAGAATTGACTTTTGCAGCAGACACAATTTCTCTTAACAAGCATAAAGCTATTTATGCAAAGTTAGAGCGAATTGCACAACTTCAAGCTACACCTGATGTAGATGCAGAGATTTTGATGGAGCAAGCTAAAGAACTTGCTTTGCAAATCGATAAAGACATCATCGTTGAGTTGAAGCTTGCTTCATCTGCAGCACCTGATCATATTCTTGATTATGCGAACACGCCTACAGACACTCTTCAACAAACAGACATTCTTGAGGCGCGTCGTCTTTTGAATGTTCAGAAGGTGCCGATGGATAATCGCTTCATGGTGATTTCACCTGATCAAGAGAAGGCAGTTCTTTTGTTGTCTGACTTTGTACGTGCTGATTCATACGGCAATGCAAACGGTTTGATGAACGGTGAGCTAGGTCGCATCTATGGCTTTACAGTTATGATGCACACTGAGCTTTCTGCAGCTCATGCTCTTTTCTATCACAAATCACACGTTGGTTATGCGACACAACTACAACCTGAATTTCAAACAGACATGGATTTGGCGAGTGTTTCTAAAGAATACTTGTTACATCAAATCTATGGCACAAAAGTTATGGATTTGGGTAAACGTGGCGTGTTCTTCAATGGTTCAGGCGCATAATGGCTGACATTGGTAGTGCTCTACGCATACCAAGATTTTTATCTGCTCCAAGCCCGCAACGGTTGGAGCAGATAATGCTTGAAAATAATCTTCGTAAAGGCAAAGAGCACAGATATTTTGACATCACATATGATGGCAAACGCTGGTTTGTTTGGTTTTACGAAGAGATCAAAATTAAAGGGCAGATTAAATAATGGCTCAACTAGGAAGTCTTCAAGACAATCAGAAAAATAGTTATACGATTGTGGAAGACAATGGAACACAAGTCGCTCAAAGAGTAAAAGTAGTAGGCGACGTTAGTATTACTGAGTCATCTGGTACTACTTTTCAATTTTCTGGTTCAGTAGATACAACGGCAATAGATATACCAAATGTGGCGAGTGGAGATATTGCTCAGGTTTTAATTTCATGTGTTGCTCAATCGGCATCAAAAAGACTTCTTTTTTCGCTTGATGGCGGGACTACTTTTTTTACTCTTACACCTGGATCAATGGTTGGTTGGGAGCCAAAAGATATTGAGCAAATAAAAATCAAAGGCAATACTGCTAGTGTGCTTTATGATGTCCTAATTAATAGGAGAACTCCTTAAATGGCGATTCCTCCCTTTGTATCAGTTCCAATTGCGGGCGTAATACCATTTGATAATTCTACAAATGGATTTGTCTCTGAGGACGTACAAAGTGCGATTGAGGAGGCTTTTGCTGGAGCCGTATTTAACGATAAGTTTACATTTCATTTAGCTTCATTATCTGCATATGACAAAATACTTTCAGTGTCTTATTTGGATGTGGGATTAAGGACAGAGCGCATAAATACAGTTACATATTCAAGTGTGCTTTACCCAAATGCAAATTTAATTAAAACTATCTCATGGCTAGATATTGGAAGTATAAATCAACGAATTGAAAAAGAAGAGTATGTGGGGGATATTTTGTCTCCTGATAAATTGAGAAAAATTTATTCCTACACTGCAATAGGAAATAAATTTCAGAAAAATGGTTATTATTTAGAATTATTTTAAAATTATAAAAGGGGATAAAATGAAATTAGTAGATTTAGAACTTTTAGATAACGTAGGAACTTCATATGACCAAACGCGAACAACAATTCAAGGTAGAGTTAGTCAAAGAACGATTGATTCAAAGCCTGTTCTTGGTCCTCCTACAACCAAGTTTATAGACGTATTTTCTGATACGCTTGGAGCAGTAACACCTGCTGTGACATTTTTTGCATCAAATAATAGTAGAATTTTCGTGCTAGGAACACAGACGGCTTCCCCTACAGCGTTGCTCCCAATTCTCTGCTATGAGTTTAATTCAATTACTGGTGCAAGTACTTATGTTGGCCGAATTAACGTGCGATTGCCTCAGTCGCCTGCAATTGTTCACACAATTCGAGCGTTAAAGGTTATTGATGCTGGTACTACTGGCTGGAAAATTTATATAACAGCAGTTGGAACAATTTTATTTGGTGGTTCTGGCACACTTTTAGTTAATAAAGTAGATCGAGCGGATTTTACGCAAGTAGCGCCGCCGACAATTGATTTTGCAACTGGCAATGACCAAAAAGCGGTTTACCAGCTTGGTCGCAGAGCTACGATGAATTCGCGCTCAATGACTATTACTTTAGGAACGCCTGTTAAGTTCAACTTTACTGCTCACGGCTTTAACAATAACGACCAAGTTTATTTTACCTCTCAAGTGGGCGCTGCTTGGACGTCTTCAACATTCGTCGTCAACACAAAGTATTTTGTGCGAAACGCATCAGCAAACGACTTTGAACTATCTGCTACTTTTAACGGAGCTTCAATTGCTGCCGCTGCTGGTCCTACATCGGTCGTCATGCAAGAGCTTAATCAAGAGATTGATGCCGCTGGCTCTATTCTTGATTACGATGCAAATCGTCTTTATGTTCACGTTGGCGTAAGTGCTCAGCACCAATACTTTGTTCGCGATACTTCAGTGGCGCCTACATACAGCACAACAACTGTTGATATTATTAACGGAACCCCTGCAAAAATTAATTTAGTCGGACATCCATATACAGAAAACGAGCCTATTCAAATTATTTCAGGGACACTTCCGACTGGATTTGCTTTAAGCACTACTTATTTTGTTCGTAATTTGACTGCGAATGATTTTGAGTTGTCGCTAACCGCTGGCGGTGCTTCTATTAACGCTCCAACTAGCTCAACTGGCGTGGTTATCGGAAGGGCGTTTGGTTATACAAATTCTCAGTGGTTACACAAAACAAATATTCTTCCTGCTCTTTCTGGAACACTACTTCTAACAGATGCAGAAAGACACGCAACGCCGACTGATTCACCAATTAACGGCCCGCTTTTAAACGGTCAATCTTGCGGATTTTTTGCAACTGGTGCGACTGGTGCACAAATGTATGTCGGAAGGCTTGATGAATTAACTTCTGAATCTTTAACTTGGCCATCGCTCACTACATTTAACTATCTAAGTGCTTTAAATCAGTTTGCTGCAATTGTGCCAGTGACCGCATCATGGGCTGATAGTATAGACAGAGCAATTTTTCTTGGTGGTACTGCAGCTGCGACTAGCTTTAGGATTTTTGTTAAAAAAATAGAAAATAATTTAATGAGTGCAAATTTTGGCGAATTTGGCATGGATTGGTATGAAACAACTACTAAAGATAGTTATGAGCTAAGAACTGCCGTTCCACCAATTAACTTTACAAACCAAAATGGTTGGTTGTTTGTTGCGTCGGCTACGGCAGGGCAGCGTGGGATTATTGCTGTTGATTTGCGCTCTGATTGTCTTTTTGACTTTTCCTACATTGTTTCAAAAGTAATATCATTGCCGCAGAATTCAATTGTTAAATCAGTGAACTTTTTTAAAGAATTGATTGCAGTATCTGGCGAACTTGACGTTTATTATCGAACTTCTGGGTTTGGCTCTATTTCTGGAGGTTGGATTTCACTAGATGAGGGGCAGCTTTTATCAATCGCTGGCGCAACTCAAATTCAATTTAAAATATGTTTTAAAACTCAATTGATTGGTCATTCTTCTCATATTCAGGTTTCAGGTGCAGAAATTGGTTACGAAGCAGCAGAAGAATTATCAGACAACTGGGAATACAGCTTAGATGATTCGTCAAGCGCAAGTCCTACTCGTTCAGGTTTCAGACTTAAACAAGCCTATGAAAGTGCTGTGCCTTTGACTCTGGCCTTTAGAGCTTATGATTTAACAGGTGTGTTATTAGTAGATCAGTCAATCACTTCTAACCCTGGCAATTTTCAATACTCAACTGATGGTGGAACTACTTGGTTAGCTCTTGGTACAATTCCTAACGTAGTGGGGACACTTGTTAGATATACTTTTGTATCTCCTCCAGGAACAGACATTAGACCTTCGTTAAAGGATAGCTAATGAATAACCAATTCACACAAGGCCCTATTGTTCAAGGTTCAACATTAGGGCTAATACAACCAAATCAGCTTGTGACTGGTGGAGCAAAACAGCAATCGTCACAAGCCTGTATTGTTGATTTAACTGCACCTGTTTTTTCAGGTATTGATTTTCTAACTAGAGGTTCTCTTGGCCAATTAAGAGCAAGTTGGCTTCCTGGCACAGATGCAACGCAGCCTGTTTCATATGAAATTTATGTTAAACCAATTTCGTCTTTTGATTTATTTAACTTAGCAAATATTGTCGGTGTCACAAGGCAACTTTCATTTGATATTTTTAATTTGCCGAACGGCACTCTTTTGCAATCCGGCATTTTATATTATGTAGGCGTTAGAGCTATAGATGCAGTTGGCAACAGAGACACAAATACAATTATATTAGATCAGACAAGCCCTGGCATCTTGGGTATAACATCTGGTCAGATCAGTGGTCTTTTTGCCATCAATTCACAAAATGAATTGATAGCTTCATTTTGGACAAATGATTCTCAAGGTGTTATTGATAATCCTGCACGGCTTGGCTCTGCGTCTTATGTTGTTTACGATAAAGATGGCAATAATATTCCTTCAATGTCCGAAACTGGTATTTTGCCAGACGCTAAAGGTTTTTACCAAATAACTCCGGTGAATTCAGTGTTAGACATTTACAACACTTATTATGCTGTGAATGTAACAATTGAAATTGACGGACTAGAAATTACTTATAATTTGCCTATCGTATATCCAGAAGCTGGACCTGAATATGAGCCAAGAGCGGTTTTTTCTGTAAATGCAGCCAATGAACTTCAAGGTTCTTTGTGGATTGTAAAAGACAATCAAAAAATGACAACTGATTTAGGACTCGCGAGTTATGTTGTTAGAAATAAATCTGGTGCACCGATTGGGATTTCTCAGTCAAATATTTCAGCGACAAACGGTTATTTTCAAATCACTCCAGTGATAGCCACACAATTTGTAAGTTTCAATCATTACACTGTAGACATACAAATAGAAGCTGATGGCGTCATAAGAAATGGTGTAGTCGGTCTGGTGATTGGATATTAATGAGAAAAGTCATACAACTGCAAACAATCAAATATATAAACAAAATAAAATATAATGAGTGTTTTATTGACACGTTGTCTGGCAATTACAACTTAAATTTATTTAATCTAAACCAAATAAAAGAAGAGCAAATAGTCACAGAATTATTTGCCAAATTTAATTCAGAAACAATGAATGGATTTGATGTCCTTGCTTATTTAATAAAGGGCAACAAAAAAATTGAAGCTATACCAGAATATCTAAAGATATATCGAGTAAATGATGGAGATTGGGATGAGGTTTTAATAGGTTCAGTTAATTTGACTGAATCCAATGGGTATTTATTTTATGCATTTGTGAGTACAACTTTTCTCGGTTCAAATGAACTATCTGGAGCAGAGACTTATTCTGCAGAAGTCAGTTTTTCACTTCATGGTAAATTGTATAGACGAAAAACATATTTCAATCATCTTGGATGTTTCGACAATATTTGGCGAATTAGAAATCAAATTGATTTTATAAAAGTAACGAAATTAGATGAATAGCATAGAGGGCATTTTAAAATGATATTCCCAAATCTAGAGTTAGAAGATGTTGTTCAAGTAAACGATAAAACAAGATTAAACTGTACTAAATCTTTTATCTCAAAAGACGAGGCAGACATTACTTTAATTGAAATAGAACCACATACTGGTGATGGTTTTATAACTGTAGGAAGTCCTGGCTCTCAAGCTGATTGGTATTTAGATTGGCAATATTCAACAGCTGGCACAAAAACAGTATCATGTAAAATAACAACTGATGGTTCTCCAATTACTGTGACTAAAAATATCGAAGTGTTATCTGTAGCAGACGATAATTTATTCTCATCTGACAATGATTTAACTGCTCAAGAGTCAGACATTTTGAAATATGTCGAAAAAGGCAGAAATTCTTTTTTGAAATTTCACAGACAAGCTCAAAGAAATATTATTGCATGGCTAGATGAAAATGGTCAGACTGATTCAAATGGCAACAGGCTCACAAAAGAAGCAGTAGTTGATATTGAAGAAGTTAGATATTGGTCTGCTGGTGAGACTTTGCGTCTTATATTTCAATCTCTGTCTAATGCTGTAGACGATGTGTTTGCAAGAAAATCTATTTACTATGAGACTGTGGCTAAGGGTCATAGAAACAGAGCTATTCTAAGATTAGATACCAATGGAGACGGTGAAGTAGGGATAAGTGAAGGTATTAAAATAAAAACCTTAGATTTGATTCGGAGATAAAAATGGCCATTTCTGATGTCAGACAATATTTTAGAGATAGAATGTCTGCGCTAAATTATTCAGAATGGCGAGATGGTTTTAATATTGAAAATGTGCCTTCTAGTATTTTAGAGGGTACATATCATATTGAGTCTGGTGAAATTGCTTCCACTGCAAGTAATCATCAGATTCATACGTTTGAGTGTCCAATAATATTGAGAATTTTCATCAAGGGCTTTAATGATCCAATTCAAGCTATTGATGACGCATTTGATACTTCAGAAGATGTGTTGGCTGAAATCCTACTGCCATCCAACAGATTAGATGAAGCTATAAAAGATGTGGTGCCTGATTCGATAAACGTAGAACCACTGTCTACGTCTAACGATAACTCAATGATACTGGTCATGACGTTTACTTGTATAACAATAATGAAGTTTTAAAAGGAGTTTAAAACATGGCTTCTAATGTTCAAAATATTCGAATTGAGCCAATGGATGTGACTTGGCAAATCGAAGAACAAGATCAATGGGATTTTAAAGATGCCACGGCTGCAGGCCTTGGCGGTAAATATGTAGTTATGTATTTGCCTACTGGCGTAGGTTATTATGCATGGTTTGATGAAAATAATACGGATGTAGATCCAGCCCCTGGTGGTGGTCTAACAGCGATTGAAGTGAACTATGCAGCATCAGCTAGTGCATCAGCTATCGCTACCGCTTTTGAAGCAGCAGTCGATGCGGTTACTGGTTTTGATGGGGTTGTAGACGGTACAGTTGTAACGATAACCCGAACGGCAGTTGGTGATTGTGCTGACTCAACTTTAGGTAACGTCACAAGCGGTATTACTTTAACAAAGTGTCAAGACGGTAAAGATGTAGATCTTGGCAGTCTTCAGGGTGATATTGAAGTGTCACTTGACCCAGCTACATTTGAAGTTAAAGAGCATCAAAGTGGTGAGACTATTTTAGCAGAATTGCGTCAAGGTGAGAGTGTATCTATCACTATGACTTTGCAAGAGAGTGATAACCCACTTCGAAAAGCTCTTTTCAAAGGCACTTCAGGTGGTACTTTTACACCTAGCGGTGGTACAGAGCTTTATGGTTTGGGTGATTCAAAGCTTGGTTTCAACACTATCATTGATAGTGCTCGACTAATTTTGCATCCAGTGTCATTAGGTGGTAGTGATTATTCGCGTGACTGGTGCTTTTGGAAGGCATACCCTTTGATTGAAAGCATTACGTTTAGCGGTACTGATCCAGAAGTGATGAGCATTAGCTTTAAATGCTATAAAGATGATGCGAAACCGTCTGCGATTAGAATTTTCGCTATCGGTAATCATACACAAGCTGGCATTACAGCTTAATTAAAATCGGGGGATAGATGTCTGAACTAAAGTTTGATAAAGCCACAGTTTATAAACTTAATTGGTTTGGCACATCCTACGAAATTAAAAAGCCAAATGTCATTTTGTCTTTAGAATACCAGAAAAAGATTGAGTCTTTGTCTGGCAATATAGAAAAGGTTGAGGCCATGATAGATTTTCTTCATGGCCTTGGTTTGCCAAAAGACATCACATATCAAATGGATTTCGATCAACTGGATCAAGTTATTCAGACGGTGATGCCAGTAGATAAAAAAAAATAAATTTTAGGTCATATCAGAAAGCCAAAATAGCAAGGTTCTACGGTTTTTCAGATCAAGACATAAATGATATGTCTTATGATTCATTTATAGACTATTGGCTAGCCATAACACACATCGAGAGTGAAGAGCAAATGCTAGCAATTTCATCATCTAGCTACGCATGGCAAAAAGAAACAGACAGAAAAAAGATATTTAGTGAACTAAAGAAAAACACTTTATCGATTGTAGAGAGAAGTGATGATAAAGTTTTATCAAGTGAAGATGCGGCTTTAAAATTAATGGGTATGCTGAATGGCTGATGACAAAATAGAAATAGAAATAGTTTTAGATGATGGCTCTATTAAAAAAGGTTTTGCTACTCTTAAAAAAGAAGCCAGCACTGTTGGCGATACAATTAAAAAAGGTTTTGTAGTTGGTTCTTTGACAGAATTTAATTCTGGTCTGGAGCTAGTCGCCAAAGGTTTGAGTTTAGTTAAAAGATCTTTTGAGTTATTAGCAAAACCAATTTCTGAGAGTATAGCTAAAGAAGACACAATAAATAGGTTCAATTTTGCAGTTCTTCAAAGTGGTCAGATATCTAGATCAGCAGCAAGTGGATTTATATCATATGCAGATAGTTTAGAAAGAAGTTCTAAATTTAGTGGTGATTTTATTTTAGAAAATGCTGCTCTTATTCAGTCGATTGCACAACTCGATTCTCAAGGTTTAAAAGTGGCTACTAAATCAGCGATAGATTTATCTTCTGCTTTAGGTTTGGATCTTGCTGCAGCTTCTACTCTTGTCGCAAAAGCTGCAAATGGTAACACAGAAGCATTTAAACGATATGGTATAGAAATCAAAAAAGGGTCAACAGACGCAGAGTCTTTTAAAAATACACTGGATGAATTGAATAAAAGATTCGGTGGCGCAGCTCAGGCTTCTATTACATCTTTTGGTGGTCAATTAAATTTAATCGGTAAAGAGTTTGGTAATATACTAGGAGAAATTGGCAAATTTGTAACTCAAAGTCCGGCTATTAATGCAGCATTGACTGTTATCATTAAGGCATTTAGATCTGTCACAGAAAGTTTTTCTGGCTTTGGATCTCAAGATTTAGCTAAAAATTTGATTATTAATTTTTCTTTAATTGCTCAAGCTGGTATTCAAACTGCTTTAGATATAGGTAGATTTTTTGAACAGAGTGCTTTAAGAGCACAGCAAGCATGGGCAGCTTTTAAGGTGTTGTCTACTGCTGGTTTATCAGATGCTTTCAATCAACAGTTAGATGAAATCAATCAAAAGATCGAACAGTTTAATCAAATAGATCCTCAAGATTCAGGAGCGATTTTGTTTTTTGATGAGTTGATTGCAAAAGTTCAGGCTACAAATGGTCAGCTCACAGAGATGGGCGCAAATATTCAGACAAATATCCCTACGCAAGTGAATCAGGGTTTGCAGGGGATCATTTTTAAATTTGGTGAGCTTCAAAAGGTATCACTCGATGTATCTCAACAAATCAGACAAGGTTTTGCGAACGCCGCATCACAAGGCATTCAGGCTTTTGTTAAAGCAATCAGATCTGGTCAAAATGCTTTGAGTGCTTTCGGCAAAGCTATTCTTGGTGTGTTTGGTGATCTTGCGATTCAAATAGGTACAACATTGATAGCGGCAGGTCTTGGTATGTCTGCACTGTTTGAGTTAAATGGACCAAAAGCTATCATCGCTGGCGCTGCTCTTATAGCAATCGGTTCTATTTTAAAATCTTTATCTGGTGGTGAAGGTGCTTCTAGTGCAGTAGGTGGTGGTATTAATGGTGCTGGCGGCAATCAGCCAACAGCACCGAATACTGTAGCACAACCTGAGATTCAAGAAAGATCAACTCGAGTAGACATCAATGTGGCTGGCACTGTACTTGATCCGATAGGTGTAGGCCAGCAGATAGCTCAAATTTTAAATGATACTTTTGATGCTACAGGTACGAAGGTGGTGACTGTCTAATGGCTATAGAAACACACTCTAAATTTTATTATGGCTATGAAATCAATACTCAGAACTCTAAGATAGATATAGATGAAGGTTCTGGCGAATTAACTGCTACACTATCATCTGGTATTTATTCGCCTGGTGATTTAGCAACAGAGATAAAGACACAACTAGATGCAATTGGTACTAAAACTTATACTGTTATTTTTAATCGCAATGATCGCAAGTTTACTATCGCTTGTGATAGTGGCACTTTTGATATTCTTATCGCTTCGGGAGCTAATTCTGGCCTTTCGCCATATGATTTACTAGGCTTCACTGGTGTAGTAGATCTCACTGGCTTTGGTACATATACGAGTGATTCTGCATCTGGTAGCGAGTATAAGACGCAATTTAAACTTCAAGACTATACACCGAAAGAAAATTGGTTAGAAAAAGTAGATGCAAGTGTGAATCAATCTGCTACTGGCGAAGTTGAAGTTATTAGTTTTGGTGATGTGAGATTCATAGAATTCAATTTGTTATTTATCACAAATAAACCAATGGACGGTAAAGTCATAAGAAACAATGCATCAGGTGTAGAAGATGTGAGAGATTTTCTTGAGTTTGCGATCAAGCGTGGCAATCTAGATTTCATGCCAAATGAAAATGATCCTAATACTTATACGAAAGTCTTGTTAGAGACTACAGAAGCATCAAGCAAGGGCATTGCATATCGATTAAAAGAAGAGACATCTAAAAATCTACCAGGGTTTTATCAGACGGGTAGACTTAAGTGGCGAGTGGTTTCTTAGGGGGATTTAGTGGCTATATTAGATGGCGTTCAGGCGAACGCTGCAAATTTCAACAATGCTTTTGTTTCTAAAAGCCAAGATTCAACAGTAACTGCAAATATTGATTTGAATGATGCAGATATTTCTCAGGGCACACAAGTAACTCAGACACAAAGAGAGTTAAACTCTCTTAATTCTTTTACTGGCAAAACCATAAATACTGCAAAAGATGTTAAGCCCTCTTGGTCTACAAATAATTTCGGCGCATCAACGGATTCATTGTTTGATCGAGTAAATAATATAGATGGTGAAAAGGCTTCTGCAAATGGTCTAGCTACTTTAGATGCAAACTCAAAATTGAATTATTCACAAGAGCCTGGCTCCATAGCAGATGATTCTGCTACTGGTGCAAATGCGACTTTGAGTGCTGTAGCTACTACTGTAGTTAGGTTGACTAATGCAAGTTTGACTTCAATCGATATGATTCCCGCTGGAACATCTGCGCAAAGATTTGTTCTTATCAATAGAACTGGTGTGGCTATAGATATCAACAATGAAACTGGAGCTACTTCTACAGATAGAATTTTAACAGGTACTGGTGCGAATTTAGAACTAGAAAATAATGCAGCCTTATGGTTTAGCTATGATTCGACTACATCTAGATGGCAAGTGACTGGCGGCAGCGGATCTGGGGCGCTTCAAACCGGATATCAAGAAATACCTGCTGGCACAGTGAATGGCGTAAATACAAGTTTTGGACCACTCACGTATGTGCCAACAACAGAAGCATCGATAATTGTTTTTGTCGATGGTTTAACTTTAAAAGATTCTGAATGGTCATTGTCTGGGTCTAATATAGTTCTCAGCACTGCGCCAATCGCAGGACAAGAAATTTATGTTTGGTATATGACAGAAGGCGGAGTCGCACTGCCGTCTGTTTCTGGAATTTTTAAAGTAGAATATAGAACTATAACTTCTGGTGAAGATTCTGCTAAACAATTAACTTTGGCACAGACTCCGGCTGCACCAACTGAGGTTATGTTAGATATGATTGGCGGGACTGCTGCTTTTTATTCGAATGATTTTACTGTTACTGGCACAACATTGACTTGGAATGGTCTAGGTCTAGATGGAATTTTATCTACTTCTGATAAAATCCGCATAACGTATGTATATTAAAAAACTAAGGGGGATAATATATGCCACAAATACAAACAAAATTTATTGCAAATAGTGCTGTTACAAATGCAAAAGTATCCACTGGTATTGACGCTACAAAAATAGCAGATGGCTCCGTTACAAATGCTGAATTTCAATACTTGAGTAACGTAACAAGTGACATCCAGACTCAATTCACAAATAAAATTTCTACAAGTGAAAAAG